TTTGGCCTCATTGAGTTAGGCGCCACGGACACCACGAACTTGCGGACAAGGTCGGTATTGGTCAGGGTTACGTACTCAACTGCCCTGCCAGAACCCATTACAGCCGCATAGTGCGGGACGTCGTAGAACACCGCATACAACTGCGCCCACCAGTTAAAGATGTTGTCTGCGACCTGTTCGAGTGCGTCGCCAATACCACCGCCAATGCGCGTGCTGTCATGGCTCTGGTTAAGTATCATGCCGCGTGCTGTCTGTTCCTCGCCCTTGTCAGGCAATGCGCTAAGTCCCTGTGTACCAAATATCGCACGTAGGGTGTCCTTATCATTTTGCTGTGCCTGAAAGACTGCTGACGGTATGTTGTTTGCAGGAATGCGCTTAATGGCCTCTTCAACGCGTCCGTCGGGCACAAGCACTGGGTCGCCATCTTCAAGGGCCATAGCGGCCTCATGGGCAGTTTCAGACGTAAACGAAATACCCGATACTGCGATGGAGTTGTTGCCTGAACGCAGGTTCTTGCTTATCTGGTCATCGCGGTCGTTAATCCTGTCCTGGTTGGGGATGTTCTGCTCAATCAGGTTGGTCATGTCATGCGGCCTTTCCTGCAACGAATAGACCGACAAGAACGTATAAGGCATCTTTGGAACTGCAAAGTGGTTTATTGCAGTCGGCGCTCCCTCTTCGTCGTTTGAGTAGTTAAAGTACGGGTTCTTGTACTTATCTAGGACCACATCTTTAAAGGTGGTAAAGCTGTATTCATCAGTCCACCACTCGGTGCGTGTAACCATGGTGCCCATTTTATCAACAACCTGTTCCTTGATGTAGGCGGCATGTTCAGGGAATTCGTCGGCCATTTTCTGTGCCGAGCTTTCAATGCGTTCACCAAGCCAGCCAACAAAGTGGCCATACTCATCTACATACCCGTCTGGGTCGAACACGAAGTTTTGCGGGCGCCTTAGTTCGAGTTTGATGTCGCTAATCTTGTTGTCCCACCCATGCTTAATTGCGCCTATAAAGTAAATAGACCATTGGCGCACCATAACCCCAAGCTTCTTGCGAAGGCAGAGTACATCCGCGTGGTACTGGAGCATGGTTTTAAGGCCATTGGATGCGTCCTTGCCCTCCTGTGTGTTGTCGCTAAATACGACGGGTTCAGGGTTCTGTGAAAGAGCCTGTGGGATGAAGGTTTCCTCTGCCTCAAAGATAAGGTTAGACGAAACAACACGTTCCAGGTCTTGGTCGTTGCGGCGTTGCTTGCCTACGTAATACAGTTTGTTCTTGTCCTGGCGCGGCTTAATCTTTGGGTAATACCCATTGTGCTTTTCCTCGTACTCGTCCCTCAGTAAAAGAAGTTCCTCATCTGACTTAGGCAAGTCCAGAGCGTCCATGTACTCACCCTCTGTACCCTCTTCGAGCTGGTCGAAACTATCGCTCTTGTTTATGCCAGAGCTCACCAGGTTTTCCACTCCTGCTATATTTAATGCGAATGCGTCTAAGTCTGCCATTTTTATATAAATTAAAAGCGACACCAAATACATGGTGCCGCCTGTTCGTTCAGGTTTGGCTTATGCCACAAATAATACTACTCACTCAAGCATGTGGCAAATCGCTACAATCCTGTGGATAGCTATTTTAGGAAATCCCTCTTCCTTTTGTCCCAGCTCTTCTTGCCCAGATTGCTAAAGTGTTGACTAATTGCTTGCTGGTCAACGCCAGAGGCACCTGATGAACTCGAGGACGTGTTTATCCCAGCCCCACCAGAACTTAGGTCTGCCTGGTCAGCCGCGCTAAAGAAGTTGGCTGTATTGCTTGCCAATGATGCACTGAAATTGGCCGTATTTGCGGACATGGCCCTCATTGTGTGCTGTATGCCAGCCGCCGAACCCACGAAGTTAGCCGTATTCATCTGCGACATGCCCATTTTCTGTGCATTGGCCCAAGCGTCCTGGTTTGCACCAAGGAATACAAAGCTCCAATTGCCCTTTGATTCAAGTTCCTTAATCTTGGCTTTTAGCTGTTCCTGTCCGTATTCCTTGGACGAGTTTTCCTCGCCGTCAGTCATAATGACCGTTAAAACCTTTTGAGTAGGCTTAACCTTGGCCAAGACAGCGTCTATGGTGATGCAGACGGCATCATACAAGGCCGTGCCTCCATCTGGCATATACGTATCAGCGTCAATGTCTTTTACGTCTTTTATAGGCTTATTCACACAAACCTTGTCTATGACGGTATCAAACAACGTAAGCGAAAAGCTATACTTGTTGCCGTCATTCTTTAACGTTCCCAAATACTCATTAAACCCGCTAATAGTCGCGCCCTTAACCGACGCCATGCTCCCTGACTTATCAAGTATGAAATTGACAAGTGTCTCTTTCTTTGTAGCCATTTTATTGTAGTTACTTGTAATTACCACATTATAACGGACTAACGAGCGAACGTCCTGTGGACAGTAAAATATACAGCATAACTGCACCAAGGAACGACAGCATATACGTAACCATTACCCAACCGATAAGTGCTTTAGTCTTCTTCCCAGACACAAAATAAAGGCCCAATAGGCCCCACATTAAGGCTGGCAGTATGTAAATGTATTGCATTGCTGGGAGAATTGGAATCGAACCAATATAGCCAGGTCCAAAGCCTGGCGTCCTGCCGTTAGACGACCTCCCAATGGCGTATGGCGTTGGAATCGAACCAACCGCACGGGGTTTTGGAGACCCTGTCGCCACCTTGGAACATGGCCACACTTACTAGTTCCCACAGTTGGGGTTCGAACCCAACCTGCCTCGTTCACGGCGAAGAGTGCTACCACTACACTACTGGGGCTTATTTCAATAAACGCATATAGGCGTCAATCCATTGTACAACTTCTTTTGCGGCACAAGAAGGGCACCTGCCAGGGGCGTTTAAATGCTTGTCGTGCCCTGGAAAGTCATCAGTATCCACAGTGGCACAGTTACACCCAAACCCTTTAATAAGGCGGTTGCGGGCTATTTTCCACAGTTGTAGTTCAAACCAGTCTTTAATTGCCATGGTACTTCGGGGAGGACTTGAACCTCCAGTGCCCTAGGGCGACGGTTTCTAAGACCGTAGTGTCTGCCAGTTCCACCACCGAAGCGTCTTGTCAGTCTATGGAGATTCGAACTCCAGCCGTATGGTCCCAAACCATATATGCTACCGCTACACTATAAACTGAGCTTCACTATGGGCGGCTTGCGCCATACCCCTTCCCCTTTGGAAGCTAATAGCTAGTGAGACTTATTAGGTGCGAGTACTCGGATTCGAACCGAGAAATCTTGTTTGGAAGACAAGTATGATTGCCATTTCATCATACTCGCAAAGCCTGGGGGCGACGAGGAGCCACTAACCTCCATGTGGGTTGAAAAACCTGTGCTTAATTTGTCGCTTGGTTGGCGTACATATGCCACCCCAGGGGTTGTTAACGTGCTAGTAGCGGAGACGGGAATCGGACCCGTACATTCTTGGTTATGAGCCAAGCGGCTTACCATTAGCCTACCCCGCAATGTTGCCCCCACGTAAATGAGGGCAATACACCATGAATCCTCGCCAGAATGTCGCCATCGCAAGCGACGTGGAAAGTATACGCCTGGTTTAAGAATTATTCAATAGACTTATCACCATCCAGTGGCCTAAAAAACCTATGAGTCTCAACCTTGCCTATATTGCCAATCATGTCGAAGTGTATTGTAACTGAGCCATTCTTTATCTTAAAGACGTTCAAGCTTTCAAGAAGCTTAATCAGGGCAAACTGCTTAACTGTTATCTGTACAGTTACTTTATCCATTAGAAATCTACTTTAGTAAAGCCGCGTGGCACTCCCTTTTTAATAATCCTCTTGCCTGATATGTGTCCTGTCATGTCGCTCGCAACGGGAACATTGGCCATAAACGGGTCTTTGCGCTTAATAATGGTGGCCAGATCCTCTCCGTACTTGTCCATGCCTGTAAGGGCGTATACCAGCGTATGCACGAAGTGGTCGGGGCCTTGGCGCTTCCAGATGTACTCATTTCCGTACAGAGTGTGCATGTCCTTGCCTATGCTTTCCTTTTGGACCACCAGTTCCCTGTAGATGTTCCCAAAATGCGAGGCAAACTCAACCCAGTCAGCACGCTTGCCGTTAAGGTTTATATACCCAGGCTCGCGTATGTGTTCAATCATCATGCTAATCATGCGGTTGCGGTCTACAGTAACCTTGCCGTATTCCTCGTTCTCACCCCACGTAATCATTTGCTTGGTTTTCTTATCGGGGCGGTAGTAGCACAGGAATACACGCCCTGGGAACTTGGCCTGTAGGCGCCTAATCCCATGCAAGTCCCCGCCTTGGTCGGCCACCATAACAGACCTTTCGAAGTGCTTTAGCAAACGCTCCAGTGTGTCATATGCGTCCCATTCAGGTGGCCCGTCCTTGGGCTTTTCTATGGTGTCGTAAAAGAAAACACCCTGCTTATTCATACACACGTAATGGATTGGCAAGCCCGTATCCACCCCAATAATGACACGAGGCTGTTGCAGGTTTTCATCCTGGGTAACGTTCCTAAGCACCACGTCAGGCTCAATCTTGTTTTCAGAACCAATAAAGGGCAAGCCTAGGACGTAGTTCCAGAAGTATTGCTTATCCTTTGTTTCCCAGTCCGTTACTATCTTGTCTGCGCTTATCCATGAGCACATTAGCTGGCTTATGTGATACCCAGAAAATGGCCCCACTGCTGTGGCTTGCCAGCGTCCGTATTTCCTGGACTTGTCTGTCAATGGCTTCTTGCACAGGGCGCATATGTACTGTCGGGCTTGTATATCTATATTGTCTGGCCATTGCAGTTGCTGTTCCTTATCGCAGTGAGGGCATTTAATAAACCACTCTTTCTTGTCAGACTGTTGCCAGTATATGTCAACGCCCATGCCGCTAAGGCTGGGGTGGCTAAAGTACCAGCGCCTTTGTTCCTCCGTGGGCTTGGCCATAAGGCGGGTTTCATATTGCTGGATGACTTGGCTGTCAGATGCATCCACCTCATCATGAACGTTTACGTCAGACGACACCATCATGGCCGCCTTGGTGGTAAAGGTTCCGCGATAGTGAATGATGTTCTTTCCTACAGACTTTTGCTCGACTGTGTCATGGTCTTTAATCCATTCAAGCAATACAGGGTTCTGGGCTATAAGGCGGTTAATCTTTCCACCAGCCATGTCATTAACGTCCGTTTGGGTAGGCAGGGTGTAGATGATGTCCCAGCCTTTCTTCTTGGCGCAGTACATCGTCTTAATGATTTGCGCCACAGTCGCACCTATTTGCGGGGGCTTGAGCCAGACTTGTAAGTTAGACATATCGTCATACAAGTCGCGCATAAAATAGTGGTCGTCAAACTCAATCGGCAACCCGCCTTCGTTTTTTATCTTATACTTCTCCACCCACAGGCTCGGAAACAGTTCCATCGCCCTGGACACTTTCTCCGCTAACTGAGCCTTCGTTAAGGGTTGCGAGGCCGAGCTTTGTTTCAAGTCTTGCATTTTCGATTAGTTGCTTGCGCTTATCTAAAAGCTGTTGAGCTATTTCCAAGTCCTCGTCGCTTACACCAACGTCCACGTTAACGCTTACAGTCTTTTCTGGAGCATAGCTTCCATGAACCTTAAAGGTCATGTCTGCGGCTTTAAGACGAGCGTTTGGTTCAACATCGTCGCTATTCATTATTTTGCTTACTACAGACTTGGCCGCTTCTGGAGTAAAGCCCAAGACAGCCAGCTCATCCGTAACCCCTTTTGACTCAAGAATCCTAATAGGTTGCTTTTGCATTCCCTTGCTATACCTAACCTTTGCTAACATTTCACCTTTGTTTAGGGGTTCTGGCGAGTCCAAGTTTTCAACAATGAGCTTGGCTACTTTCTTTTGTCGCATTGTTGCCATAAATGAATTATAGCGTTACTCCTGTATCTTTGCTTGCACAAGGGCCTTTATGGACGTAGTCTGTTCAGCTTCCTCGCGAGATATGGCCACATTTTGCCGACCATTCTTGAAATCATAGGGGAATAGCATTATGCCGCCCTTAAAGTGATTGGCTACAGAATCCGACACCCGTTCAACCCACTGCTCCTTGGTTTCCGTCATATCTTCATGCGGGCCTGGCTGGAACATTTAAGACAATAGGCAGAACCGTCCTGTCGGGGATTGGTGCATCCCTCATTCTTGCACTCCTTGCGCTTGGTCTTTGAGGTATAGGGTTTCTTACCTTGGTATGGGGGCATTAGTTTTCAAATAGAATGCCGTCAAATAGGCTTAGTAATTGCTTATTCTGCTTGGGTTCCACAGGGACAGCGTCCAATACGAACACATAGTCCTTTGCGGTGCCGTCTTTTCTAAGGGTCATAGAAAATACGCCCTTATCAGTGCCGCATACGACATGGCGAATCTCATTGACCTTTAAGATAGTCATGAGCTCATTGTCGCGCTTGGCCATATCTTTAAGAGATTCCATGGTTATATAACAGTTTTCTTGATAATCTGATTTACTTCGTCAATTGTCTTAGCCACGTAGGTTTCATATGTCTTGCCGCTAAAGCTAATGGTAAAGCCGTTTTCTACCTGGTTAACGCTTACGAACCATTTAGCCATTGACCCAGGAATTGAACCTAGGGCGCCACCGAGGGAACTACCTGCTGAATTAGATGATGTAACTTGTCCGTGATTTGTTTGAATCATATTACTTGATTATCTGCTTTGATAAGTCTAAACACTTAGAACACATAGGAGGGGATGTAACCTTCCCGATATTAGCCGTCTCGACCAGACGAGTGCGTGGCTTTACCAGCCAGGGCAACTTCCTTTTTCTGCAAAATGGGCACTTTTTGCTGACTAGGTTCAGAATCCGTTGTATCAACTGGTTCATGGGGTTTTTCTATTAAGTGAATATGAAATCTTTTCTTTATGGTTTGCTTGTGAAATGCCTTTTTTACCCATTGCCAGTCGCCATATATATCCCAGAGCCTCGGAATGTACATGTACCAAATATCCGATTCGCGCTTTAAAAATGCGGTAAGCCAAGGGTGCTTGGGTCTGTCGTACTTGTAGTTTTTTATGACTATCCATATGTCGTCTTCGTACTCAACCTTGTTGTTCATCCTAAGAAACGTAATAAAGTCATCGCTCGCGGGGTCGGGCATTTTCTTTAATAGGCTTTCGTAGGGTTTCTTGTACATGTTAGAACCTAAGTCCCTTATTTTTAAGCGCCTCGGAGGCAAGTTGCTCGGGAGTTTTGTCGGGGAAGCTAACAACAATTCTACCAGTAAGCACTGTGGATGCAAGGGAAACAGCGTTACGTACAGCGTTTTTTACCACCGCAGAGGCGTCTATAATGCCAGCCTCAAACATATCCACAATCTTTCCACTGGTGCAATCGTATCCGTACTTGGCACCGCCCCTAAACCCAACGTTGGCCATATGTTCAGCGTACTCTTCGCCCGAATTAAGCATAATCTGCTTGTATGGCTCTATAAGGGCGCCCATTAGAATCTTTCCAGCCTTTGTTTTGGGAAGCGATAGCGCCGCATTAAGCAATGCCACCCCACCCCCAGGCACAATGCCGTCGCGTAGGGCCAGTTTCGAAGCGTTAATGGCGTCATAGCACTTTAGACGCTTGTAACTAAGCTCGCTTTCGTTATTCGCGCCCAGGCGCAATATACAGGTTTTCGTCGTGAGCCAAGACAAGCGCAGTTTGCTGTCAGTATCAGACTTGGATTTAAGGTCAGATATATGGTCGTCAATGTTTGCACCGCCCACAATGGTGGTTTCGTCCTTGTCCACAGTTATTTTCCTACATGTCCCTAGGTGTTCAAGCTTCAAGTTCTTAAAGTTGATACCAGACGCATCCTCGACTATGGTTGAACCTGTTACACGTGCAAAGTCCTCAAAGACATATTGGCGCCATAGAATTGGGGCCTTAACTATGAGGATATTAAACACTTTGTCCCTATGGGCCTTGACCAAAACCGAAGCTACGCCGCTGTCCATGTCGTCGGTAAAGATAACCAAGTCCTTTTTACCTTGCTTGACCAGAGTTTCAAGCAGAGGGTTAATGTCGTCCAATGATGCAATCTTTCGCTTGGTAACCAAAACAGTCGGGTTCTTATACACAGCTACCCCCTCTTTGCGGCCCTCTTTAACCGCCTCTTCGTCATGCACCATGTAAGGCGACAGGTACCCTGTGCCCGTAAAGCGAATACCGTCAATAAACTCGTATGTGGTGCTGTAAGTCTCGCTTGGTTCGGGGATTATAATGCCGTCCTTACCTATTTTCTTGTATATATCGCCCAATATCTGGCCCAATTCAAGGCTTTCACCAGCAATAGCCGCAACCTTATGCACCTCATCTACTGTAATGCTCTGCTTTTGGTCGTCTAGGTTCTTTTCAATTACGGGGATAAGGTTATCAAGTTCGCGCTTTAGGTTAACGCCCTGCTCGGTTGAGTCGAAGCCTTGGCGAATGATTTCCTCACCGATAATACAAGTTGTTTTGCGGCCATCGCCGCTATCCTTGTGGGCCTTGGTAGACAGCTCTTTAAGCAGGTCAAGACCTATCTTTTCGTACTTATCCTTGACATGAATGGACTGCAAGATAGTCTCACAGTCATTGGCCACAACGTGGTAAGGGTAAAACTCCTGCTCAATGATGGCATTAACCCCTTTGGCGCCATAGCTTAGGCGTATTGCGCTGGTTGCGGTCTTAATCCCAGCCAGTAACGCCTTCGTTGTCTTGGGTCCTATTATTACGTTTTCTTTGGGGGTATTCATGCTGGAAAAGTCTGTGTTGGGGTACCAGCGCCTGGCGCATATGGTACGAAAGGTAATCTAAGTTGTTTATTTTCCCGTCAATTGTCTTAAACCTAACAATCAAGCCGCAAATCTGGCAACGCTCTTCTACACCGAAAGGGAACTGCCTGTTAATTATGAACCTGTGGAGCCACGACCCACGACACTGGGATTTTGAGAATAAGTCGTGATTCTTGGACTGTATATAGTTTCTTGTCATTGATTGAGCAGTCTTTAACGTCCCACAGTTCAAAAGCAACGTAATCCCCCACCGCAGTATTGGTTACTTCTGGGCCAACCGCGACCACTTTCCCGTATGTTTCGAGCTTTGAAGTGTCCGAAACTAGGATTTGCTTCTTTTCGACAGGTTCCAGCAAAACGTATTCAAAGTAAGGTTTAACGTCATTCATGTTTTATGATTTCTTCTACTGGGTCGATAGGCTTTTTTCTTATAATCTGGGCCATTTTACCACTGGTTTCCACAGGTTCTTTGGCTATAGTAGTAACAGAAGTACCTGGTTTGGTGTATTTGTATTCATCAAAAGGCACCCACTCGCTTAACTTCCATAGATTTTTAAGCCTTTTTATTAGGGTCATTTTCTATATAGGGGCTTTCAATGCCCGCCTGGCCGCCCGCGTATTTAGTATCTGCTAGGTACGGATAGAGCCTGTCGCCGAACACATCGTTACCGAGATTTTCCTTAACAATCTGGCAAGCAGGTGTCAGGTTTAGTTTCTTCAAGGCTTCAAGCCCCTCCTTTTCACGCGACCTTATATCCTCAACTTGCTCCTTAGTGTATTTGTTTTCCATTACGTGTGGTTAAACTGATATGACAAAATTATACCAGTGAACGTGCAGAGCGCAAAGGTGGGGATAACTATATCTTTTTGACTGCTCTAATTACAGCCTCAAGCTCTTTGATTATGTCGGCACGAGTGCCCCAATGCTTTAGTATTCCACTGCAAGGTTCGCCAAACTGGTGGACGGAAATGTGTTCAGGGTATTCCTCATTAACCGATATAGAAAACTCTGTGTTCGAATATGTAGTAAGAACCTTTTTCATATTTTTTGGCTTAGTTTAGCGACCTTATAACCTATTACTTCTGGGGTGACTTCAACGTGATATGCTTCATCGTAAAAGTCTGGACGGCCCCTTGAAAGACCGTTATGCAGGTGCCCGTGAATGTTCTTGCTTATGCCCACCCTTTTTGCCAGAGGGGCGTGCGAGAACAAGAAGTTATTGCCAAACATATTTATGACAATTTCATCAGCGCAAAAGTCCCAGCCGTTCTTTATGTACCAGCTAATAGAATGGTTGTCGTGGTTTCCGCGCACCAGCCACTTCTTGAACTTATACCCCTGCAATTTAGTATGCGTGGCCGCATCGGCGCCCAAGGTTATATCACCGCAGTGTATCAGGATAGAATCCTCTGGGATTGTATCAAAAGCAGACCACAGTTGTTCATTGTAGTCTACTGGCCTAAGCCCCCATTTAACGATGTTATCATGCCCGAAGTGGGTATCACTGATAATGTATATGTCCATTTTAGAAAGTAAGCAAATAAAGTAACCACGTCATGAGCATTGACGACAGAAGATTACCTATGGCACTGGCCTTTGAGTATGGTTCCCTTTCGTGCCCAATTAGGAATATATGCGACAAGGTGCCCAGCCACATAAGCGTCATGAGTGCCCAGAATATGATTATTTTAGCCATTTTTAAGTTGTCTTATTGCCCTCTTTTCCTTTGACCATACAGTTCGGTTGGCGAATTTGTGCAGGTTCAAAGGCAAACCAGGGTGTTTGGTAGTGAACTTTTTGTTCTTGCGGTCGCGTCTAGCCGCTTTATGCTTGGAGCTCATAGTCGTTTATATACTTAACCAATCCGTCGCCCTTTTCTAATATGGACATAAGGTCGAATATCTTATCACTCCACCCAGCCAGCTTGTACACATCGTCCTGGAACATTGAGTTTCCATAGCCTTTAAGGTCAACTGAATACACCTTAACCTTGGGGCTTATTTTCTTATACTCCTGGAACAGCTTGTTAAAGTCATTGCCCCTACCCGTCCTGTCATCATACCAGCCACACCCAGTACCCACTTGGCTGTCTGAAAATATGACTATGCGGTCTACCAGCTTCCTTTCCTTAATCAGTTCCTTGAACATGGTAAATATACCAGTTTCAGTTCCACCGCCAATATGATTACCGACCTTGTCTATAATCTTGTAGTTTCCGAAGATGTCCTTTTCCCTGTCAAGTTTAGGGGTTTCAAGCCTATCGCCGAATACCCCAACAAGGGTGCTGTTGGCTTTCATCCAATACATAGCCGCAAACAGGTTGGCTATATTGGCAGTCGTTTTCTTTGACATGGCCGAGATGGCCGAACTGCCACCATAATCGCCCCTCATTGAACCAGAGTTGTCAGTAAGGATAAGCGTGCGCCCAGGCATGTCTGGCAGGTTCGCTATAGAAGCATCAAGGGCCTTGGACAAGGCTTTCTTGAAAATACCCACAGTATCGGCCTCATCTTCAAACTTTAGGCTTGAAACATTTTCGTCATCAGTTACAGCAGAAAATGCAGACAAGAACCTAAACGGCAACTGCTTTGATTTCTTAACCCTGTCTGGGTCGGCAATCATTTTAGCTACTGCCTTAACAGTTTTGACGTTTACGCCGTACTTAATGAAGTTATTGAGGTTGCGGATAAGGGCCATGTAGCCGAGCTTTTCGTCGGCAACCAGGCTTTCCCATGCCTTTGTCCTTGCCTTGTCATCTTTGGCGCCCGATATTTCAACCTCCCAAGTGTCAAAAGATGCCAGGTTTCCGTCAAGTAAGTCCTTCCAGGCTTTCTTTTGTTCCTTGGTGGCGTGCTTAACTTTGGGGTGCGTCAAATTGAACAAGTCAACCAAGCTAACCTTGTTTCCCTCGCCCTTATACTTAGCAAGCTGGTACCTGTCGAACTTTAAAATAGCGTTGCGTATACCCCTTTTAACCTGCTTTGGTAGCGGTGTGCCAATATAGGCGACAATTTCCATAAGGTCATCGGGCCTTTCTGCGGCGGCGACAATGGCGTCCTTAACCAGACTATCACCCTTATGTATCTTAGAAAGCTCACCCAAAAGCAGGTGCGATACGCTACGCATATGGAACTCCCTGCGGGCCACAACGGCTAGCTTTGCCACGAAAACAGGGTCAGTTTCGTGTATGAGTTTAACAATACGGTCTACACGCCCGTCTTTCTTTTCATAATAGCTGTCCTCTAGGAATGTGGTTACACACGCAAAAGCGAGCTCTTCCTTTGCGGACTGCTTAAACGCCTTGGCACCCATGTGGTTTAGAACGACAGGAGCCTTCTTTTTTGTGCTGAATTTAGACATTTTAATCCATTTAACTTCTAAATGAGGTATGAGCCTCGAGTGTGGCGATACTTGGACTACGCTGTATTTCTCCAATGAAGTATGCGTTGTCTTTACAACCACGCTCGAAACTGCAATTTACTAAGGTGTGGCGATAGATTGTCCCAGTAACGTAGTGCTCTAACCAACTGAGCTACCGAGCGCTTGCGCGTCCAGGCGGGATTCGAACCCGCGACCTCTCCATTAGCAGTGGAAGTAACTGGAACGTTACAACCACGCCTTAATAAATTGCTCGCTGTCTAATATGTGGCGAAAAACAAGGAAAGCATTTTCTCAATTGCTTTGACCATCGCCGTAAAGACGGTTCATGGTGCGTGTTTTTAATCCTCTTTATGCTCACGCGGCACAAAGAAGTGAAACTAACAAGTGCCCCTATAGGCACAAGACCGTAATGATTTTTGAAGTATCTTCCCTTTTACAGCCACATATTAGACAACGATATTTAGCTCAAAGAATCTAGGGATAAGTAAGCCTGGCAATGGATTAACAAGATTGATTTGTTGAAGTAACCAGTCTTTTGCCACTAGATTTTTTGAGCCAAACTATTTCAATGAACTTGGGACATTATAACGTGTGTACACGTTCAAGCAACTACTTGCTTGTGGACAACTTCTTGCGGGCCTTAACACTGGCCTTGGCCATGCGCTTATAGTGGCCATTCTTAATCATAGTCTCGTGAGACTTCTTACGGGCCTTTGCCAGATTTTCCTTTATGGTTATTTCCTTAGTCATGTTTATTTTCTATTCGTTTAAGGGCGTCTCTGTATATTTGAGGTATCATGGATAGTATAACCCACGTTGCTTCATCATACACCTTGTCGAAATCTTCCACACCGCCCTCATTAAAGTGTTGCTTCCAGAGTATGTTTCGTATCTTTTGGGAGTTCCTGCGCGGGTCTTTTGCCTTTATAGTGGGACCATTATCCACGCCTATTTCACAAGTAATAGGCACCGCCTTGTACACCATGTCAAAGGTTCCATTTTCATTGTCAACCCTCTTTTCCTCGGTTATTGAGCAGTCAGACACGACCTTAAAGTTATGCCCTATGGCCAAAGGGATAGGTATATTAACTTTGCCCTGTAACTTTAAGAAGTAAGTGTTTTTTTCCGTCTCCATATTGGTCTATTATCTTTTGATAGGGGAAGTCTTTGACTATTCTTTGGCTTTCTCTGAATAGGGTGGTTGTGATTCCAGGGTTTTCACTTTCCAGTCTCGCCCCAAACTCCGCAACCTTTCCCCTACCCCAGACATTGCATCCCACGCATTGAACTCGGCAGTTTCGTTCATCATAACGAAGCACGAGGTGATGCCTCGGTATGAAGTGTCCGCACTGGAGTTCTTTATAGTGGGCATATTTCCTGCATGTGTAGCAATTAGCGTACCCATTGTCGTCTGAATACTTTAACCTTATAAAGATTGAAAATACTCGGTCGGCTTCCTTTTTTAATTTGCTTACTGTTGGTGGTTTTTTAGCCCGTTTCACCAACAAATTATACCACTACTCTTTGGGTTTTTCTATCTGGGGCAGGACTATGTAGCTTATAGTTCCCTTAACAAGCGGCGAGGTATAGTTCTGAACCACAAGGTCTTTAAGGGTATTTTCGAGGGTATAGTTGAGTTTCTTCAATATCCTACCCACGCTTACGATAATTGCCCCACTGGTCTTATTCACACTCAGTTTGCGGCAGTCTTTCATCACTTCAAGGGTGGTTTCTTCCTTTACTTCCCTCCAGCCTATAGCTTTCTTTTCGGTATCGGCAAAGAACTGGTAGAACTTGCCGTCCATTTCAAGCGCATGGACCATGTCAGTCGGGAAATACAGGGCGCTGTTTGTCTTTAAGCAGGTTATCTTCCACAGTCCATCGCCAGTGGGTAGTTCGCCCAACTGCCTTTCGGGCACGAAATTAAACTTTGGTGTAGCCATATATTATTTTTGGGTTGGTAATTCGAGCTCGTCGACCTTTGTTGAAATCATCTTGTCCAGAGTATCCTTTTGAGTGTCAGACAACTTGTCGGACTTCTCAATGTTTTCCTGTAGCTTAAACAAGGCGTCCTGGGTCTTTGCCTTGGTTATGGCACTCATGGCCTGGGTATACACATCCATTGAAGAATCTTTCATGTTCTTAACAATGGCAGTTGCTACCTTGGTAGCAGGCTGGCTGGCCGTATTGCCGTCATCATCCTCTGTGGCAATGCCCAGAATTGACGACAAGGCATAGCGGCGCATGTACGTTATGGCGCTACCCTGGGATTGCGGGGTATTGTCCCTGGGGAACATCTTGACCACTGACTGGAAGTACTCGCCTGATGTGTGCATAAGCAATGTAACCAAGCGATTTTCCTCTATAGGAAACTGGGCAAAAGACAAACCATTCTCGCCCAAGGGCTTACGGATAGTGTCTATAATGTTGCCCAGGGTGGCGTAATTGCTTTTGAAAAAGGGATTCTCTTCGTCCTTTTTCACGTTCTCAATGCTCGACTGGAACTTAGACAAGGCCATAGCAATCTCCTTTATAGTCTCCGAGCGGCTAACCAAGGGCGCTGGCTGTACTGGTGTGGGTGTATCCATGGTTTTAATTTAGTGATAATTCGCTTTCCATACGCATTTCAACGCCTGGTACTGGGAATCCTGACTTAAATGACGCCTTAATCTTGACCATGTCTGGTTCCAAGAAATCAAGAGGTATTTGCGATTTGTCAGTTATGTAGTACTTGGCAACTTTCTTAGTCGTGGCACTCCCTGAACTGGTGCTTACTGTCTTAGACAACGAGCTGTCAATAATGAACTTCTTAACTTCGGCTGTAGATTCCCTGATAGTCCCCTTTTCAACCTTAGCATCCAATTTAAGCTTGTCTGCCTCGGCCTTACGCTCCTTTGCGTCAGTAAAGGCAATCATTTTTACCTTTATGTTTTTAAGAGACTGCTCACCTATTGCCTCGAGCGGTTTGAACAAGTCCCTAACGCTTTTAAGTGCCGCGTTTAAGGGCTTTGTTATAACCTCTTTACGGGCGACTATAATCTCCAACTGCTCCTTAATCTTGTGGGCCTCAATGGTGGCCGCCTGGTACCCGTTTTCGTCCTTAATTTCAAGCGTGGTGCTGTACTTTTCGGCGCTTTCCAGTTGGCCCTTATACACCTCTATTTCTTTTTGGGGTACAAGGTTATCCATTAGAGTGATTTAACAATGGTAAGGGCACGCTGGGTGGCCTTTTCAAGCTTGGCATAGGCCGCCGTGGCGCCCTCAACGGCCCTTTTCACTGTGGCCTCAAGGGTACCCAGGCTTTGCTCAAATTCCTTTTGGGCCTGTTCAAGCTCCTTGGTTACTACGAATATTTCAGTGTCGCGATTCATGGTTTTTAATTTGTTCGATTAAGCACTTATGGTTACCGCAGTCATGGTACGTGGCCTTTGGTTTAAGCTGTAGGTAGAAGTCAAGAAGTGCTTTGTAATAAGGTTTTTCATTTTCTGACGGCCCCGCAACCAGGCAGGAGTGGGATGGATATGCTTGTATCCCATAGTCCCAGCCA